ATACTAAGTGGTTTGGATAGTGATGAGGCGGTCTAGGCATAGTGCTTCCAGATTCTTTTGGTCGCTCTTTAATAAATGTTGAACTTATTTCTGAGCCGTTCCATCTTAGGTTTAGCGAGCCATCTTCATTTTTTGATACAAAAATGTCAGTTGGAGTTACCAGTGCGTAGCCAGAAATCATTGCATCTAAATATGGAGCGCACTTTTTTAATCCTGCTGCTTCGTAGCCGTCAGACATAAAAGTTGTCTCGGCTTTTCGATACCAGTCTGGTAAAAGATTTTTTATAGGTTCGGGAGCACCTATGTTGTTTGGGTTGTTGGGGGAAAAGAATCTCAGTATTTTCATATAATTCCTAGTGTCGTTATGTTCACTAGCAATAATACTAGTTCTTTTTAATCTCCACTGAGTCTATGGTAGAGCCTTGATTGTAAGTAGAAGGTATAATCATAATTCCATTTTGTGCTGTAATTGTGGCACCAGTTGCTGTGTAGACAAGGTTAGTGCCAATCTGTGTTACGGCTGATGAGTCGCTATAAGCAGATGCGGTAATTTGATTTCCTGAAGTTTTTACCCTGAAGGCTGCAGCCAGAGTAGCGCCCATTGATTGTTGGGTTATTAATGATACAGTCCCTGCTACTGATTGCAGAATTCTAATATATTGTGGATAACAAGTGGAGCAACTTTCAAACGGTCCTGATGTAGTTGAACCTTGCTGAGCGCATGAGAAAAAGAAGTAGTTGCCTGCGTTTAGGTTAGAGGTATTGTATCCTCCATTGCAAACACTGCCTCCGTATGAGCCGTTAGTTGGACAAAAAATGCTAAAAGCATTGCAGTTAGAAGCGTTAAAACTTCCAGAGCACCTAGTTGTTTTATTAAAATTGTTAAACGCAAAGTTATTGCAGTTAGATTTATTGTATGTTCCTACGCATGTGAATGTCCATGAGCCAGTACATGATGGTAATCCCCAAGCATTGCAGTTGGAAGCGTTCCAAGTCCCTGAGTTTTGACCTACGCAGTTGTTGGATGTAAACCAAAAATAGTTTGTTGTAAAAAAGTAAGTGCAGTTACAGTTAGTCGGTTCTTGTGTCATTCCAACAGCCCACCAGTTGTTTGCATCAGTAACCCAAAGGGCTGCTGCTGAACCTTGAGCGGTTGAAACAATGTCGGTTTGGATGTCGGTAAATGGCATATCTACCGTAGCAAGTGGGTATGAAGATGCTGCAGTAGAACTAGATGCTTTGTTTGTGGAAATTCCCCATGTTCCTCGAAGAATTTTCCAGATACTGCCGTCAGTGGCATTACCTACAACGCTGGCATTATCTGTGCGGTTAAATGTGTCGACAAGCGCATTTCTAACAGCAGACGCAATAGCCCCAAGATTTATTCTCATTAGAGTGTTAAGTCTCCTGCTACTACCCAAGTGTCTGTGTCACGCTTAACTAGCGTAGCAAGTGACCACTGTGCTCTTAGTTTCAACCCAGGTGTGCCGTTTGCTGTCACTCCTACTGCCCCAGCAATTGTGACCTGACCTGCACCAGTTTGTAGAACGGTAATAGTAGTTCCAGTGGCAAAGGCAACCGAAGAGTTTAGGGGAATAGTGACCGTAGTAGACGAGGCATTGCTAATTTCTACCATTTTGTCTTTGTCAGTTAAAACTAACGTATAAGAAGCCGTTTGAGCGTTGATTGCTGTGACTGTTGGTGCATCTGCACCAGTAGCACCCGTGGCTCCTGTTGCACCCGTTGCACCCGTTGCACCGTTTGTTCCATTAGTTCCAGTTGCACCGGTAGGCCCTGTCGCACCCGTTGCACCGTTTGTTCCATTAGTTCCGTTTGCACCTGTAGGTCCTGTAGGACCTACGTCACCTTGAACACCCTGAATACCTTGAACACCCTGCGCTCCTGTAGGTCCTGTCGGTCCTATGTCACCCTGTGCACCAGTTGCGCCAGTAGCACCTGTTGCACCCGTGGCTCCTGTTGCACCAGTTGCTCCATTGTCACCAGTGGCACCAGTAGCACCTGTGGGTCCTGTTGCACCTGTATCTCCAGTTGCTCCCGTTGCGCCTGTTACGCCTTGAACGCCTTGAATACCTTGCTCGCCTTGAATACCTTGCGCTCCAGTAGGTCCTTGTGCACCAGTAGCGCCAGTTGCTCCAGTATCACCAGTTGCACCTGTTGCACCCGTAGCGCCTGTGGCTCCCGTTGCTCCCGCTGAGCCAGTTGCACCAGTAGCACCAGTGTCACCCTTGTCACCAGTTCGCACAAAAGTGATGGTTACGTCTAAGCCGTCAGCAAAAGAAGTTACTGAGCCTGATAGGTAAGCGATTGGAACGTGGAAATAACCAGTGTCGTGAGCGTGTGAGCCGTTGATTGCGTAGTAGACAAAGTTGTCGTTGTTGGCAGTTTCGCTTACACGGAAGTGACCCTTGATTGTTGATGTTGAGTCATCAATTGTCTGTAGGTAGTTGGTCACGTCTACAGCGTTAATGTCAAGAATGTCGATGAACAACGCAGTTGCGGTAGTTAACGTGTTGTTGAACTTTAGGTTTCCAGAACCTGGGTCAGACTCGGTGGTGTTAGTTAGGTAGTTGTAGTCAAACGAGGCTCCACCGAATGAACCTTCAGCACCTGTAGCACCAGTCGAACCTGTTGCACCAGTAGCACCTGTCGCACCCGTTGCACCTGTCGCACCCGTGTCGCCAGTAGCACCAGTTGCACCAGTAGCACCTGTCGCTCCTGTATTTCCTTGAACGCCTTGAATACCTTGCTCGCCTTGAATACCTTGCGCTCCAGTAGGTCCTATTTCGCCTTGCGCTCCAGTCGCACCCGTTGCACCTGTGGCTCCAGTGGCTCCTTGCACGCCAGTAGCACCTGTTGGTCCTGTTGCGCCAGTAGCACCCGTATCACCTGTTGCTCCTGTTGCACCAGTAGCGCCCACAGCGCCTGTTGCACCAGTTGCGCCTTGTTCGCCTTGGATGCCTTGGATGCCTTGCACGCCTTGAGGTCCTGTAGGACCGACATCGCCTTGAACTCCCTGTGCTCCAGTCGCACCTGTAGGACCTGTCGCTCCAGTTGCACCTACCTCACCTTGCGAGCCTGTTGCACCAGTGGCTCCAGTTGCACCTACCTCACCTTGCGAGCCTGTTGCACCAGTGGCTCCAGTTGCACCAGTAACTCCTTGAATACCTTGCTCGCCTTGTGCTCCAGTTGCACCTGTAGGACCTGTATTACCTTGTGCACCTGTAGGACCTTGAGGTCCTTGGTCTCCCTGTGCTCCTGTAGGTCCTACTTCTCCGATAGGTCCTGTTGCTCCCGTGTTGCCAGTCGCTCCTGTAGGTCCTATATCACCAGCAGGTCCTGTTACACCTTGAGCACCTGCAGGTCCTTGAGGACCTGTAACACCTTGAATACCCATAGGTCCTTCAGCGCCTTCAACGCCTGTAGGTCCTGTCGCTCCTGTTGCGCCTGTAGGTCCTGTAGGACCACTCTGGGGAGTCACAAATTCGTAGAGGCTTGTAGTGGCATTCCAAGCAAGAACGTAACCGTCCTGACGTCCAGTTAGGGTTATGTCGTGAATCTCGCCTAACTCAAACCCGTTCTGAACATGAACAAAAATTTCTCCGTTGTTGGATTGAACACGAGTTACCACACCGATGTAAACAAGGTGGGCAGGGGCTACTGGCTTATTTGCTAAACCAAAAATTAAGTTTCCATTAGTACCGAGCCATACAGGGTCACCAGCGGTTGCGGTTGAAGTATTTAGTCCTGCTAGTAATCCAGAGGTGACTACTTTAACTAAGTCGTTTAGCACTCCGCCAGTCTCGAGCAAACCTAATGTTTTAGAAGATGTGCCTTCTGTAGCGTTTGATGCCTTACTAACAAGCATGTTTGTGCCGTTAGAACCTGAAATATATACTGCTTGACCTTTGCTTATTGACTCCGCAAGTTTTACTTCATTTTTTAGTTGAGTTGCAAAGTTGTCAATCCACTGAGTGTTGTAGTCAGTGGCGTCAATCTTTGCAAGAATTTGACCTGTGGTTCCTCCAGCGGCAACTCCAGCGCCTGTTGCGCCAGTTGCACCAGTAGCACCAGTAACGCCAGTTGCACCAGTAACGCCAGTTGCACCAGTAACGCCAGTTGCACCAGTAACGCCAGTTGCGCCAGTAGAGCCTGTGGCACCTGTTGCACCAGTCGCACCAACACCCGTGGTCATTAAGGCGGCAGAAAACCAAGTACCCTGACCTGCTCCGCCCCACTGGAGGGACTTTGTAGAAGCGTCTCCGTTATATGCGGTGAAGTCTACGTAGTCAGTAGTTCCGTTTAGATAGATGACTCTGCTTCCACCTTGAGATGTGCCTGAGCCAGTAACTGTTTGATTTTGGAAGATTGCCGAAGTGCTGCTGTTCTTACGAATCTGCACGTTGTATTGGTTCGTTGTTGCAGATGCTGCAGTCCACCAAACATGCAAAGAGATGTTGTAGTAGCCAGCAATAGTCGGGGTGAATTGCTTAGAAGTGGCGTTCCACCAACTGTTTGGGTCAATGTCGTCTACAAAAGAGATTAGGACATCGTTTGTGTTTGATGCAATTGACTGGTCATCAGACAATTTTCCAGTTGCAACTGTGTCAGTGGCTGAAATATTAGCACTTGCGCCAGTTGCGCCAGTCGCTCCAGTGGCACCAGTAGAGCCTGTGGCACCTGTTGCGCCAGTTGCGCCTGTAGGTCCTGCAACTGTTGAATCTGCACCGGTGGCACCTGTTGCGCCAGTTGCGCCTGTTGAGCCAGTTGAACCTGTTGCGCCAGTTGCACCAGTTGCGCCTGTAGGTCCTGTTGGTCCTTGCTGAACAATCCAAACTAGACCAGTGTGGACATAAACCTTGTTCTCGTCAGTTTTGTAGAACAAGTCACCAGCAGCGCCTACCGACGGGAGTGTGTTTCCCGACGGTAAGCCAACTGGAGTTAAAAACTGTCTTGACAAAGCGAGTCCTTCTAATGGTTTAGTTTACTACTAGCCAACTACTACAACACGGTATGCGTCTGCAGTGACGTTTGCAGTTGCAACCCAACTTAGTGTTACGGCTGCGGTGTTGGTGCGCTCTACGTCAACTTCAACCTGAGCATATGTGCTGTTGTCAAAAACCTGAACGGTGACGTCCCTGCTAGCCATGCCGTGAGTTACAACCCAGGTGACTACGTTGCTGGTTGGCTGAAGTAGTAGGTTGTTTTCTGCATACTTAGTTGTGAAACCTAGGCTGGTCTTTGCACCTGCTGCGGTGTTTGCGTTAGTTCCACCGTTAGCAACTGGAAGAATTCCGCTAAACGAAATCTGGTTGCTGTTGATGGCAATGTTGGTTCCAGCGGTGTACTCGTTAGCAGCCGAGAATTGAGTCCAAGTGGTTGCACCAGCAGAATAAGTGGTAACAACCCAACCAGTAGCAGCGTAAGTGCCATCGGTAACTAGAACGTATGAACCCTTTTCAAGTTCACTTGACACAGGGTCTGCGTCTGCAGCACGAGTAGGTGCACCAGAAGCGGCTACAACGTAGATACCGTTTTCGGTAGCGGTTGACTGGTTCTTAATAAGGATGCGGTCACCTTGAGCAAGAGTAACTCCACCAACGGTGTCTCCAGGCTCAAAGTCAGACGCTAAAGTTCCAGCAACTGCGGTAGCGGCACGAACAGAATCTTTAACACTCAGACCCTGAACCAAGCCGTCAACGTAAGTAACAGTGGCAATTGCTGAAGTGTTTACCGAAATTGCGCCAGTGCTGTCGTTGTAAGACAAACCAGTTCCAACTGAGTTACCTACTGCGTCCTGAGCACGCTCGTCTGTGAAGTAGAGGTTTGTGCCTTCGGTTAGGTCAGAGGTAGTTTTACCTGTCCACTGGTCAGCAACAGAGAAGTTAAGTTTGGTTTCGGCGTCGACGTATGTGACGGTGATTCCAGATTGGCTTCCGTTAGTGATGAGAGTGCCAACTGCATCTTGAGCACGTTCGTTAGTGAAGTAAAGATTGGTGGTACCTTCTTCAATAACGTCAGTGGTCAGTGCGTCAATGGCAGCAGTAATCTGACCGCTGACATCGCCACCAGCAGCAAGGGATACCCAAGCGGTGCCGTTCCAAAGAGTAATTTGGTTGGTGTCGGTGTCGTAGTAGATTTGACCTGCTACTGGACTTGATGGTGGGTTTTGTAGATTCTGGATTCTTGCATTGAGCAACTCATTCTTATTCAGATTGAGTCCAGTTAGAAATGAACGAGACATTTTTTATTTTCCTTATGAGAGATGAGCAGTTCCAGAAATAGTTGCTGAAAATACTACGGTTAATGAGTTTGCGTTGGTGTGTGTCACTGCACCTTCAACCATGGTTCCTGCGCTGTCAAAGACGTTAACGCTTGGTCGAAAGTTTAAGTTGTGAGTAATTGTCCAAGTAGACGATGCTGCCGATTGGGTGTGAGTGTATGAAACTAAGGCTGCAACTGCAGCCGTTCCGATTCCTCCAGCGCCTGTTGCTCCTGTAGGTCCTGTCGGTCCTTGCACACCTTGAGGGCCACCATAGGAAATAGTTACGCTGTTACCAGTTTTGTCAATTTGGACAATATTAGGTTTATCTTCATAAGAGACTGACATTAGCGAGTAACCTCGGCTCTTACTGAAAAGTTTCCTTGAATAAGTCTTGATACTACGTTTGATACAGGTGCGACTAACTCCAAGTCATATACATACTGACCAGATGTTACGTTAGTCATGTCTGCTGCTGAAACTGTCAAAGTCACGGTTCCAGTGGCTCCACCTAATGAAATTCTGCTATTTTCGGTGGTCAGCACTAAAACAGTTGTATTTGAAGTGACATTACTGCGAACGTGCATTCTGGCTGTGTAGCCAGTTACGTTAATTGGAGTTTTTGCTGAATCTTTCCAAGTCACGGTGCGAGAAAGCGTTGCGCCCTGGTCGGCGATAATGTTATAGATTCCAGCAGGTGGGCAGCAACTCACAATGCCTCTTTCCGTGGGAGGATACAGTCCCTTTTATTTTACAATAAAACGACTTGTATGACTTTCAGGATTGGGGCTATCTAAGTAGTAAACGCTCCGATTCATCGTGTATTTCGGTAGCAGTTTTAGATGCACTTTCCTGATTCTTTTTCCAGTGGTGAAGGCAAAAGAGTAAGTATCCTGACTCAAAATTGACGTAAACATATGCTTGGGAATCGCAGGCATCGCAGCGGTCATTGTTAGTTAGTAGATAGTCGGTTTCTTCTGCTATTGTCTCCATGTGTATCATTATAGATGAAACCCTATGTCTGATTATCCGCTTTTTACGGAACTTGGTGGCACTGTTAAGCAGGTGCGACGTCTTATTGACCCCCAAGACCAGTCTTGGTCTGCTTTTAATCCCTCAATAGCCATCTCGCCACAGGGTGAAATAAAAATGGCTTTGCGGTCTAGTAATTATACAATTATTAGAGAAACTGGCGAATTAGTTGTCACTCAGGGCAACAAAATACAAAATCGTCTCTACTTATGTGATTTAGACGATGACTTAAAAGTCAGCAACATAGAGCGAATTACATTTGGTGACATACCTTGGCAAGATATAAACGTAATTATGTCCAGAGGTGCCGAGGATGCAAAACTTTACTATAGAAACGGACATTGGCAGTTTACGGCAATTGTAAAAGAAGCAGACGGAGTTCCAATCCCTCGTTTAGTGAGATTCTCGCTTCAAGGTAATCATGCAGAAATGGTTGAGTTCGGTGGATTTGATGGCGAAGACCCGACTAGAGCGGAAAAAAATTGGATGCTTCCTTACGAGCAAAGTGAGCATTTTGATTATATCTATTCTCCTACGCAAAAACTGATTAACAGGTATCGTTATCAAGTTAGAGAAGAGAACGATGAAATAAAGGGAGTCCGTGGCGGCTCTAATTTGTGGAAGTTAGATGACGGAACTTATTTGGCATTAGTTCATAAGACTTACATAAAAAAAGTTGAATACTATGACGCTAAAAGATTTGGTGTTTGCACTAACTCGGTAAAAAATTATGAGCACCGTTTTGCTAGATACAACGAGTATGGAGTTTTGTTTGAATTGTCCAATCCATTTCAGTTTTTAGGTCATGGCATTGAGTTCGGTGCTGGCTTGATTGTAAAGAATGACGAAGTTTGGGTGTCATTTGGTAGAGAAGACATATCTGCTCACATTGGTAAAATTAATTTAGAAGCAGTTATGGGCATGTTGAGGTCAGTGTGATGTTGGAACTACTAGAAAAACCAAAAGAAAAAAACACAGATGACTCGAATCACTTTGCCCACTATGCGGAGGCGGCGGAAGTAACTGAAGGGTATATTATGGGAACTCCCGTAATAGCCCTATGCGGAAAGGTTTTCATACCCTCTAGAGACCCTGAAAAATTAAGGGTTTGTCCAATTTGCAAAGAAATTGTTGACGCACTATTCTTGGGAAATCAGTAATACTCCAATTTTTTTGGATGTATACTTGATTTTCAATCCCAAACTAATTCAAGAAAAGGTGACGTAATTGTCTTTATTTTCATTTGAACTCAATAAAGAGTTCGTAGCAGGTTACAAAGACAAGGAGTCACCATTCGGTTTTAAAGATGCCGCTGGTAACTCTGTGGGCGAGATTACATTTCTCAGAACCTACTCTCGTAAGAAAGAAGACGGCACCAAGGAAACTTGGCTAGAAGTCTGTGAGCGTGTAACTAACGGCACTTACTCTCTTCAGAAAGACTACGCAAAGCAGCAGCGTTTGCCTTGGTCAGATGCTAAGGCAGCAGCCTCGGCTAAAGAATTTTTTGACTCTCTGTTCAGCCTAAAGTGGAGTCCACCTGGTCGTGGCTTATCTCAAATGGGCACTGACCTAGTAAACCGCCAGAAGAACTCGGCGTCCCTACAAAACTGTGCGTTTGTCTCTACCTTGGAAATGACCAAGCAGAACCCCGGTAAGCCTTTTGCTTTCCTTATGGAAGCGTCAATGCTGGGCGTGGGCGTGGGCTTTGATGACAAGGGTGCTGACAAGGACTTTGAAATCTACGCACCTCTTTCTGAAGTTCAGACATACCTAATTCCTGATACTCGTGAGGGTTGGCAGGAATCTACTATTGCCCTAATCAACTCGTTCCTAAAGCCTGAGCAAAAGACCCTTGAGTTTGATTACTCGGAAATTCGTCTATACGGTGCTCCTATCAAAACCTTTGGTGGAACTGCTTCAGGTCCTGACCCACTAATTACTCTCCACAAAACCATCACTAAAATTTTTACTGGTCGTGCTGGAGAGAAACTAACTACCGTTGATATTGCTGATATTGGCAACCTAATTGGTAAGTGTGTTGTTTCTGGAAACGTTCGTCGTTCGGCTGAGTTACTTATTGGTCGCATTGATGACCAAGACTTCTTGAACTTGAAGAACGCTGAAGTTTTTCCTGACCGTAACTCGTATGACCCTGAAACTCCGGGATGGGGTTGGATGTCAAACAACTCGGTCATGGTAAACGTTGGTACTGACTTCTCGCCAATCGTTGACGGAATTATCCGCAACGGTGAGCCCGGCGTTATTTGGGAAGACATGTCGAAGCAGTATGGTCGTCTTGCTGACCCAATCAACAACAAGGACTGGCGTATCGCTGGCTACAACCCTTGTGCAGAGCAGTCTCTAGAGTCATATGAAATGTGTACTTTGGTCGAGACTTACCTAAACCGTCACGAATCACTAGAGGATTACAAGCGCACCTTGAAGTTTGCCTACCTCTACGCCAAGACCGTGACCCTGCTCCCGACCCACTGGGAAGAGACCAACGCAATTATGCAGCGTAACCGTCGCATTGGAACTTCGATGTCTGGTATCGCTAACTTTGCAGACAACAAGGGCTTGCCTGAACTCCGCAATTGGATGGATGCAGGTTATGCCGTTATCAAGCACTACGACAACATCTACTCTGAGTGGCTAGGTATCCGTGAGTCAATTAAGACCACGACTGTCAAGCCTTCTGGAACTGTGTCAATTCTTGCTGGCGAGTCTCCGGGCGCACACTGGTCACCGGGTGGAGAATACTTCAACCGTGCTATTCGTTTCGGTAACGATGACCCACAGTTGGCTTTGTTTAAGATGGCTAACTACACAGTAGAGCCAGCGTCAGAGAACCCAGAGCACACTTCTGTTGTCTACTTCCCAATCAAAGCATCTGCAAAGCGTGCTGAGAAAGACGTAAGTATCTACGAGAAGATGAACTTGGCAGCAACTGCTCAACGCTACTGGTCAGACAACTCTGTTTCAGTAACTATCTCTTTCAACCCAGAAACTGAGGGTGGAGATGTTGAGAAGGTTCTTCACATGTATGACGGTCAGTTGAAGACTGTTTCGTTCCTACCTAGTGGAAACTTTACATATCCTCAGATGCCTTACACGCAGATTACCGAAGAAGAATATAACGAGGCTGCTGGAAAGTTGTTCCCGATTGACTTCGCTGGTATCTACGCTGGTATGGGATTGGATGCCGTGGGCGAAAAATATTGCACCACAGACGCCTGTGAAATCAAGTTGATTGTGGAGAACAGCAAATAATGTCAGTAATTGTTTACAGCAACCCAAACTGCACACAGTGTGAGCAAACCAAGCGCTTTCTAACTGTCAAAGGTATTGAGTTCGAATCAAAAATGATTGCTGATAGTCCTGAGGTAATGCCGCTAATTGAAGAGAAGGGCTATCGCTCTGCTCCAGTTGTGGTTGTCGGAGAAGATAGTTGGTCTGGATTTCGTTTGGATAAACTAAACACTCTTGTTCATCAGGACTAATAAATAAAAAGCCACTCGAAAGGGTGGCTTTTTTATTTCTCGACTTGCATGAAATGATGTCCGGTGTTAGGCTCTGTTAAACCTAATAGGAAGAACTATTAATTGGACTTATCAAGCATTGGCTTTATCCCTAATTCTCCAAGATTCATTGACAAAGGACTGCCACTCTGCGCTCAGGTAGACCCAGAACTATTCTTTCCTCAGGAGAATGAGTTCCACGGCGTCTTGGTTTCATCAACCTACTATGACGAGACCGGGGCTAAGGAAATTTGTAACTCTTGTCCTTACAAAGCAAGATGCTTAGATTACGCTCTTTCTCAGGGGGAAAGAGTCGCTGGTATTTGGGGAGGAACTAATGAGTTGGAGCGAAGAAAGATTCGTAGGCAGATTGCTCATGCTAAAAATAGGGCTGGTAAAACAGAGGTAAAATAGTATCAAGCCCTTGGGAGAGAGGCGACCTTAAATTACCTCACTCTCAGGGAGAAACCATGAACATCGCAAAAACAATCCTCAAGCGTACGATTGCGCTTGTAATCCTCAAGGTCAGCGCAGTTCTTGCTGCTGGTAGTCTCGGTGGCGTAGAACTTTGGCAGTCAGCCTTAATTGCAGCATTTGTTGGAATTATGGAAGTTGCTGAGTCGCTCGCTCGTGCTTATGTTGTAGACGGCACACTTGACGAAGACGAAATTAACATTGCATTTGCATCGTCTGCTGAGGCAGAAGTAGCAAAGAATAAGGGAACTCGCTAGTCATAAAAAAAATACCCCCTGTTAATTCAGGGGGTTATTTTTTTTTGCTATACAGCAGACTTGATTTTCGTTCTAGCCACTCCGTAGTAGAGAGGGTTAGAAGAACTCAATCCCATGCCTTTGGAAATCTTGGTTAGCGAGATTCCGTTGTCTTCATACTCGTGACGGAGAGCCTCGTGGTAAGCCTCTGCGCTCTGGAGTTTTGCAATCTTGATTCGCTCCACTGCCTCGGCTACCTGCTCTGGAGTTGCCTTGCTACGAACACGCTTGGTTGCAGGTGCAATGTTGACGGTTGTAACACGGCGACGGACACCTGCATAGGTGACACCTACTGCCTCAGAGATTGCAATCAAACTGCCACCCTTGTTGTAGTACTCAACTAGTAGGCGAGTATATTCACGGCTGGCGTCGTGCTGTGGGGATTTGGTGTTGCGTGAGCCGTAAGCCTTGCGAGCCAGCGGTAGTAGTTCGATAAGTCTTGGTGCGTATTGCGCTACCAGTTCGTTGTCTGTCATTGTTGCCTTTCATCTTTTGTCATTTGGTAAAACCTTTATACCTGATTATAGACACACTCTTTATAGAACTGCAAGTTTTTTTATTTCTCCCACAGCGAACACGATAACTGCTAATATTTAGGCACAACCCCTAGGAGTAATGATGGATTTTGACGAATGGCTACAGATTGGCTTGACTAATGGCTGGGCAGGACCTGCCGTATGCTTGACACATGATGGCGCACCTACTACTGCAGCAGAAGATAAGTTGATGGAAGAAGAAGACCCTTGCATCCACATCCTTCGACTGTATGACAACCCTGAAATTAAGCGTGAAGTAGAGGAAAACCATTCGCCAAGCGTTTGGCGAGCAACCAATTCTGGCTTTGAACTGTAAGGAAAACAGATGGCAAAAGGTAAAGGCGGCGCACCTGCCGCAAAGGGCAGTAACTCTGACCGTCAAAACGGCAAGGCGGCTAAAAAGCACCCTAAAGTATTTGACCCGATTAAGCGTCGTCTAGTTGCAAAAGACTAATGTCTGTGCTACTATAGACACATAACTCAATAGTGACAAGGGGATGACAGGTTTCGACTGGCATCTGAAGTTTGGTGAAGCACGCCAAGATAGCGGAGTCTTGTAAAACCGCTAAAAGAAATAAATGCTGAATCACGTTCTGCATTCGCTCTAGCAGCCTAAAAATTGCTAGTTGCCCCTGACAAAGCACTAGTTCTAGGTGGGCAGTCAGGTTTTAAGTAAATAGAACACCCCGCACCACGTCCATGCTGGAGACGTAAAACTGAAGCACCAAGGGATGTGGCAATGCAGTCCCTTAAATATTCATTGCCTAAGCGTGTAGAAGAACAAATCGAATATGTTAGGACAGGGGTTCAATTCCCCTCATCTCCACCAAAAGAAATGCTTGACAACTGAATACTAATTCCGTATCGTAGTTCTACTGACCTATTGACTGGTGTATGCAGTTAGCACGTCCCCTCACAGAACCGCAGTATCAAAAAGTAGACCTAGATTCTTAGGTGAAATGCGAGAACAGGGAAGTAGTGGAAAGTCCGAATTCGCAACTCGGATAAGGTGGGTCACGGTTATAGAGTATGAAGTATAAATATTCGACCATTGCTGGATAGTGATGGAAGACCTCTTGGCTGGATAGTCAAGGTAAAAAGCCTCGTGTCGAAAGATGCGAGGTTTTTTACTTTTCATGTATAGTAGGCATCATGGCGAAAATTAAGAAGTCAAAGAAAAGCACTCCGTGCCCCAACGACGATTGGGAGTACATCACGGAGATGCAGATTAATGGTCGCAACGTTACTAACGGAACAGAACTTAAAATCGCTGGTGAGCGTGGTCGCTTTAGGTTTGTCAACTACACAAAGACGGATAAGGGAAAAGAGTGGATTACCGTTATTGGAGGTCCTAAGGGGATGGAGTCGTTCCGCAGTTTTACACTCGACAAAGTGAAAACCGTTCACGCCAAGAGCACTACCGACGCTAATCTCGTAAAAGCATTGAAAGAACGCAAGAAGGCTGAAAGGGCTTTGAAAGCCAGCGAAGACGAGAACTGATTTATAAACTTAAACTTAAGTCTATAAGAGGTTTTCTGTCCAAAAGTGATACATTATTATATAACTTTTTACCAGACTGGCTTCTGCAGGTGGGTAGGCTCTGGAAACGCTGTCATCGACGTTAGTGGATAACGCCAGCCTCCGATGTAGGCGTCCTCGTATTCGGACTTCCCAATCACATCATCTGCCATAACCCAGCCGTAAACCTCCACTGTGGTGAAGTATTCGGAGTCTGTAACTTTACAAGCAGCAATTGCTTTGCCAGCATCCTTTTTCCATAGCGCAACGGCATCCTGGGTTCGGACTGTGCGAACCTCGATGTTGCCACCGACGTCAGGAAGGTGCTTGCGGTAGGGGTGGAGTTCATTTGGATACCAAGGCAGGCTGTAGACCTTGTTGGTGGCTTTGGCAACTGCCCACTCTGCAACGATGGTGCGAACAGTAGCGAGCAACTCGTGCTCTAAACGCCCGTCCTTCTTGCCAGCGTCGTAGTTAGGTTGGTCGGTGCTACCGAACTTCATAAGCCATCTTTCGGTGGCAAGTTGGGTGCATACTCGGATTTCATCTTTTGTCATTTCAACTGTAAACATAGGAATATCTTACATCGTCGACGTCCAGAAGGTAAGATAGACACAATGATTCACAACGAAGACTGCTTAGAGACGATGGCTCGGCTAGATGCTGGGTCGATTGACCTAACTGTTACTTCTCCCCCATACGACAATCTTCGTTTGTATAATGGATACTCGTTTGACTTCGAGGCTGTGGCGAGGGAACTTTATCGCATAACGAAAGATGGCGGCGTAGTTGTTTGGGTGGTCGGAGACGCCACGATTGATGGGTCGGAGACGGGAACGTCATTCCGTCAGGCTCTGTTCTTTAAGGAGATTGGGTTCAACCTCCACGACACAATGATTTACCAAAAGCACAACTTCTCTAACCCGAGCAGTAATCGCTACCACCAAATCTTCGAGTATATGTTCGTGCTCAGCAAAGGCAAACCTAAAACCTTCAACGCCCTTAAGGACAGACCTAACGTAGAAGCAGGGAAGATTGGCAGTTGGGGGAAAAACACGTCTCGCCAAGTCGACGGCACTATGGTCGAACGTAAGCGAAAGGTGAATACTGAGTTTGGTATGCGCTATAACATCTGGCGTATCAAGACAGAGATGAAGCCACTTCATCCAGCGCCATTCCCCGAAGAGTTAGCAAGAGACCACGTATTGTCGTGGAGCAATCCGGGCGACGTCGTTTATGACCCTTTTATGGGTAGTGGGACTACTGCCAAAGTTGCTATTGAGACTGCTAGGAAGTATCTTGGTAGCGAGATAAGTTCTGAGTATTGGGAAATAGCACAGAAGCGTATCAATCCCTGATGGTGTAATGGCAGCACAGCGACCTTTGGAGTCGTT